CTTTGTAGCCAGCTCAGCCTCTGTCTTGTAAAGAGGATGTCCGATACCATCTTCAAGAAGAAGGAGCTCTGTAAGAACTTCCTCAGTTGTGAAGAGTGTAGGGTTACCTGATCCCTTGTAGTTCTTTCTTGCTCTAAGAACAGATGTGATAAAGTTCTTATAAAGGTCACCAGTCTGAGGAACGCCAACCTTGATGTTGAACAGAGGAACATCGTTAACGATTGATCTGATGTGGTCTTCCTTAATCTTGTAGCGGTTTGTTGATGCTCTACCATCACCAATAAGGATTGCACGAGCGATCTCCTCGTTAAGCATGATCTGCATCTCGCCCTTAATCCAAGCAACAACATCGAAGTCCTCAATATCGATGATATCATCTCTGTCAAGCTGCTGGAGCTTGTATACAGTCTGAGGATCAGTCGTTCTTCCTAAGAGCTCAAATACTTCTGTAACTTTCTGGTCGCCCTTAATGTAACCCTTTGCACGTGCCTCATCTTCAGTGATGTTAGCAAACATGGATTTAAGCCTCTTGAAAGGAACCTTCTTAACACCTGCACGAACAACATCAGCCCATGTAGTATCTCTCTTAATCCATTCAGGAGTTGTTCCCTGATACTTGTACTCCGGGAAGAGCATATCAAGATCTCTAACACCTGCAGTCTGTCCTACTGTAGACTGGTTAGGCAGAATGTTCATTCCAGTTGTATCGATTGAATGTGCAAGGCAGTAATCATTAAATGCCTGCTTAAGGGTCTTTGATCCTGTCTTTGCAGTATCAAGAATTTCTACCATATCAGAATGCTCAAGAACGTTCTCTTCTACATGCTGATCGTTTTCAAACAAGTTTGTTTTCATTATTTCTCCTCCTTCTAAATCTGAATGTTCAGCTTCGTCATCTTTTTCTTCACTAGAAATAGCCATGCCAACAAGTGCCGCACATACCTTCTTGTATTTATCTGGCATCTCATCATAAGCTTCTTTCAGCGTCTGTCCGCCACCTTCAGATGCTTCATTATCCTCTTCATCGTCGGCATGTCTTAATTTTTTCTTCTCGTCTTCCATATCTTCATCCTCTTCTTCCTCAGAATCCTCTTCGGCCTCCTCGTCCTGCTCTTCTCTTTCTTCCTCTTCATCCTCGTCATCATCTTTATTCTTATCCTTATGTTCGAGGAACTCAGAAAGTGTTACATCGCCATTGTCGGCATTATAGAAGAACATTCCAGTTTCGCCATCCACACCATGTTCAAAGAACTCATCAATAAGAGCTTCTTTGTTAGCACCAGCCTGAACAAGCGATACTTCTTTAATATCACCATGCATAACATTACGATCTTCATCCTGATCAAGATTGTTAGCATAGATTGAGAAGCTGACCAAGGCGCCTGAATGAACGAGTGTTTTTGCAAGTCTGCCGTTTTCTGTGTCAGCAGTCTTTGCATAACCATATACGCCATCTTTTCTATTCTCTAAATCTACATAACCAAGAACATTATCAAGATTCTTATGGTCGTGATTATAGACTAGAGATACTCTTGCGCCATCCATATGTGCAAAAGCATTCTGACGAATGGTCCTGCCGTCTGAACATTTAACATTATTCTTCGTTACCCAGCCGGCGAAGTCATAATCTTTTTTAGATTTAACTCCCATTTTGACTTTTCTCCTCCTTCTTAAAATAGTCTTGGTTCTTGAGACTGATCTTTAGTGTCAACAGTCTCGTCTTCTTCAACTTGTTCAGTTGTGATCGGTGATTCTAATTGATCGTTAGAAGCATTTAGATTCTTATTTCTAAGTTCGTCTGCTCTTGGATCTTTAACTGGCTTATAACCAATTACAGACCTGAACTCGTTAGAAGACATGATCTCATTACGTGTGAACTTATCAGCAATCTCGGCAATCTGAGATACAGGGACAATTCCAAACGGATTATTGAAGTACATTACAGATTGTCCTCTTGTTCTAGCATTCTTTGTGAGGAACTTTCTCTTCATTTCTATACATATAGCCTCAAGAATCGGTTTGATTGTATGTTGCTGATAGTTAAGTTGTTCTTGTTCTGAGGCTGTTCCATTTAGAATTCCCTCAGTAATACCAAGTTCTGTATAAAGCTCAGTCTTTAAATCTTTAACCTGCTCGTACAAATTGTTTTCAACAGCTCTGTTAAGCTGAATAATACGTTCTGTACCATCAGCATAAGCAATGCCATATTTAGAACCTACAAGCTGGTCTTCAAGCTCTTTTCTTCTCTTCTCTGCCTGCTCTCTTCTTGATTCTGACTTAATTAAATAAGGAAGCTGGATAATCATATCTAGCTTCCCCGAAGAATTCTTATTATCTGTCATATCAAGAAGTGCCATCTTAGATATCAGGCGCTTCAAAGTAGAATTTGGAGCATTCATTACTTCATAAAATGGATTATTTACTATCGCGCATATCGATTTTGGCACCCAAATATCTTCCTTTTGACCAGTGTTCTCATTATAGACTTTCACTTTTACGTCTTTTGGTTGCCATTCTAAAATCTGACCAACTCTCATATTAAGAATGTCATACGAATGAACTTTTGGATTAAGAGTTGTTTCGATTGGAACTACCGCCACAGCACCTTCTTCACACATTGAGTAAACAATGTCTTTAATAAACTCTCGACCTATCTGATCAATGTTTGCTGATAAAGTAAGGCATTTATTAAAACCAGATTCAATCACTGATTCAAAATTACCATCCTTATCACACTGTACATGAAGAATATTATTTGCCGCGACATCAAGTGATATGCGATTGTAAATTGTAGAAACTTGTGTTCTCTCTGTTGTAGGATGATAGACATGCCTATCTTCCCTTTGAGATGATCCGCCATAATATGTTTGGATATGATTTGTAGGGTCTCGACCTAGAAATGCATTCCAAGCGTGTTGGAGTCTGTCTGAAAAAGACATGTTAGCATCCTCCCTTACTTTTTCTTGTAGATATTTGATTCAAATTCTTCGAACTTCTTTGCATCTTTCAAATACTTATCTGCTGACACTTCTTTACCATTTGCATCTTTGATAATAAGCTGTCCACCTTCAATAGACCATTTGTAAATTTTGTTTCCACTTGACATGTATCCGAAAGATCCTTCTTTATACTTAGAAAGCATATCCCTCTTAAATTCAGATATTGATTTTTCATGTTTAGTAACGTCTTTATCTTTTTTATTAAACATTTTCTTAAGAGAGTCCATATTAAGAGGATTATTATCCTTAGTATCTTTCTTAGTCTTACTTGTAGATGCGCTTTTTCCGGAAGAAGCTTTATCTTTTCCTGAAGCATTAGAACCTTTACCAGAGCTTCCTTTTGAACCACCAGATGATCCACTTTTGGATTTCTTTTTGCCACTACTAGATGAACTACTTCCGGATGATTTCTTAGAAGAATCTTTAGAAAGAGTTTCCTTGATCTTCTCTTCCCCTTTAGAAATATTGTTATTCATATTAGCGGTTTTTTCTTCAGGGGTATTTCCAGTAGTCTTTTTTGAAACTAAATCTTGAACTACTTTATCAGACGCAAGAGTTGCCTTCATTGAATCGGTAACTTTATCTTCATTCGGATTCCTCTTGGCATAATTGGGTTGTGCATTAGTGCCATGCATGTTTTTTAAGTAATTTTGATATTCTAAAGCTGAGTAAAAGTAACGATATGTGCCATTTGGTAGCTCTATTCTCTCGGTATATTTATGCTCTTTCCTTTGTTCACTATGACAAAGAAAAGCACCCTCTTTAAAATCATTACGCATAATGGCCAATCTCCTTATTTTGGTTCTTTAACCTTTCTTCTTGTATGTAGGGTTAGTATAAGGTGTACTCTTATACTTCTTTACTTTAGCCATTGTTTTCTCGGCTTTTTCAACTTTTGCCTTCCTCTCTGTTTCTTCGGCCTTAAGATATGCATTATACTCTTCTTGAGAATAGAAGTACCTGTAGTTACCATCACTAGTTTCTACTCTTTCAACATACTTATGATTATCTTCTTTCTTATTATTTGAAGGTTTTTTATCAGATGACGATTCAACCGATTTTGAGAGCGTTTCTTTCTTAGGCGTTGTTTGTACCGGAGCATCTGTTACTTTTGGTTTTGATGTAGTCTTTGGCTGATTATTAATACTATCTTGAACAGATTTTGAAGCTTGACCGTATGTTTCGCTTGCTTTGGCAAGATCTTTCTTCACAGCGTTATAATCGCTCTTTATCTGTTCATAATCTTGTTTAGAAATACCTGTAGATTTCTGAAGACTATCTACATCAATATTTTGTACATCTCCACCATACTCTTTAATAAACTTTTCACCTTCTGATATTGCCTGTATAACTCTTGGGTCTGAAGAGGCTGAATCAACCATTTCTGCAGTTTTTATAATCTTATCTTTATTTTCAACTGCATAATCCATAGCCGCCTGCTTCTCTTCTTTATAAGAACCCTGAGAGAATTTAAATTTTTCTATCAGAAACTTAGTCCCCAAAGCCGCTAATGCAACATATGTTTTAGCATAATCAGCGGCGCCAGCAACAAGAGCATCTTTATCAAGTTTATTCATTGTAACTTTTCTGCCCATTATTACATCATCCGCAACATCTAAAACGGGATGTTTTTTCTTAGCAAGATATGCATCTACATCATATACTGTCTTTCCTTCTGTATCCTTATAAACATATTCAGGATCTTTCCTTTTTACGATATCCTGCCATTCTTTTGTCTGTTTTACTTGTTTTATCTTTTTTTCATAGTTATAGTCATCGGTCATGTATTTATTCTCTTTATCGAGTTTGTTATACATACCCTCAACTTTTTTTGCACCCTTATCTATTTTCTCCGACATTAATCTTTCCTTATTCTTATTAGCATAATCTATCTTATTCTTTGTGTCGGTTTTGAAATCATTTACTGCTTTCTTTGTGTTATCAATCTTCTTCTGGGTGTTATCCTTAAGTTCAGCAACAGCTTTCTTAGTATTATCAGCTATATCTGTTACTTTCTTTTTTGCTTCGCCTTTAAGATATGCAGCATATTCAGCGGCAGTATAAAAATA